GGTCAACAGCAGCCCTACGACTGCTATCACTAACCATCGAATCCTTCGCGCTCCTCTCTAACCCATCGCTCGGCCTCTACCCAACTCACTTCGGCCTCGGCTTCCTCATCGGGAAAGTGTTCTCCTATACACTTGAAGCCCGATACTTTGGGCAGGTCCTTGAACTCCTCGTGAGGTGTGCCCTCAATGTGGCCATAGCCCCACCGAATCAGGAAGCGCTCGCTTCCTACGTCATGTGTGTGGCCGCATACATCGGTGTCAGCCAACACGGCTACTCTATCGCCTAGCACGGCAATGCGGTGTCCATCGGTCAGTTTATCCATCATGCCTCTCTGAATAGTGTCATACCACACGACCTGCACCTGGCCTTGC